GCAGGAACCCAAAACCGCATTCGTGCAAGAGTGCGCAACCGAGGCCGTCGACATTATCGAGCACTACACCCTTGGTACCCGTGGCATCCCTGAAAGCGTGCTCATCAGAGCCGCTATCGAAGTGGCCGCTGACCTCTACCACCGGCGCACCGCTCGCAACGGTATCGCAGGTTTCGACGATAGCGAGTTAGGGGCATCCCCCATGCGCATTAACCGTGATCCAATGGCCGCTGCCAGGCCTATCCTGGCCCCGTTTTTAGGACCGGCAATCGCATGATCTCTACCTATAAAGAATCTCAGGCCCTGGCAGACCTGCTCGCTAACTATCTGCCTGATGCGTTTGTCACCTTGGATGCAGACCAGGTCACGCCTCACCTGCTCGACGGCACGCCCTGTGTTTTTATCCCGCCGCCCAAGCTCACCGAGACGAGCGTCCCTGCCTATGTCCTGCGCTACCAGGTAGCTGTCATCGGCGCTCCTGTCGCTGACCAGGCCCAGGCCTGGCAAGCCGCAGACAAGATCCTCACCGTCCTGGACAGCCTCGACCTGGTAGAAGACGCTGACCCTGTCCAATGGGACGGTGCGCAGTCAACCACCGCCCCGGCCTTCTCTGTCACCATCACCCGCCTAGCTCAACACTAAGGAATTATCATGCCTGAACCCGCAAAGTCTGGAACAGCCCCTATCGCACAATCCCTCGGACCTGGAACCCTGAAATTTGGATCCGTGGGCAGTGAAATGGAATTCTCTAGCCGAGTCCTGAAAGCCGAATACTCTCCCGAGCTGAAGAAAGAATCAGCTGTAGAGATGCTGGATGGCTCTGTACATCAGCCCGAGGGCACCTGGGAAGGTAAGATCTCAGGTGAGTTTTACCAAGAGTACGGCTCACAGTCGCTGATCTCTTGGTGCATGAAGCACGCAGGGGAATTGCTGCCCTTTGAATTCCGGCCCCGCAACGATAGCCCGATGATTTTCAAGGGCAAATGCGTCATCAGCCCTGTCAAAGTGGGTGGAGATCCCAAGAAGGAAAACACCACTAGCTTTGATTTTGAGTGCGTGGGTAAGCCTGAACTCACTGAAAGCTAGTCCCTGTGGACCTCACCCCCGAGCCTGTCAAGCGTGGCACAGTTGTCCAAATTGAGGGCGCACGGGAACTGCGCAGGCAACTGCGTAAAGCTGAGGCAGACCTAAGCGATTTGAAGGACCTTCACCGGAAAATTGGTGAGATCGTCTTTTACGCGGCCCGCCCGAACAGCCCCAAGGGCAAACGCAAACCGCCCGCCTCTCGCACACGTCGCCTACATCAGACCCTGCGTTACTTCCCGACCAGGACGAGCGTTCGCGTCATGGCAGGCTCGAAAGTAGTCCCCTACGCAATGGCTATTCACTGGGGCAGGAAGGTCTTCCCGTCTCAGAAATCAACCTACAAGTACAAGCACCCGGCCCCGTTTGAGGGGCGGCCCTGGATCAGGAAAGCTGCGGAAAAGACCGAGCCTGAATGGACCGCCCTATTTCAGGCCGAAATTCAGAAGATCCTCGACAAGATCGAGGGACTAGGAAAGGTACCCCCCGATGCGTAAAGCAATGTCTACTGTGGAAATGGAAGACGGCACGATTTATGGACCCGTGCGAATTCTTTACATTGACAAGCTGAAGTGCGAACGAGCCGCGCGTAACAACGGCTGGAATATGCAGACGGATGAAATCACGCTATCCGGTTTCCTGGCCTGGGCTGCGCTCACCCGTACAGGCGTAATCACCATGCCCTACGAGGAATTCATCGAATCGGTTGCAGATGTCATGACTGAAGTCCAGGACATCGACCACGAGGACCCTACGAGGGCGGCCTGATCAGCCTGGCCGCCCTAGCGATCCGCACGGGTATTCCCGCCTCAGTGTGGCTTAGGGAAGATCCTCGGATCCTCGATTACGCGATTGAACTGTTGCAAGAAGGGCACGAACACTAATGGGTAAACCGGCGATTCTCGCAATTAAGGTCCTTTCTGACACCCGGAAAGCGAAGAAGGGCCTGCAGGAAACTGAGCACGCTACAGGCCGCCTTATGGGTGCGCTGGGCAAACTTGGTGGGATCGCCCTGGCCGGGGCGGCCGCTGCAGGCGGCGCCCTGGCCGCCCTAGCCATTACCGGCATTAAACAAGCCGCTGACCTGGAACAGTCGATAGGCGCGGTTGACACCGTTTTTAAAGGTGCTGCGGATCAGATGCACAGGTACGCTGCAGGTGCAGCGGAAACGATGGGCCTAACCGAGAACCAATACAACGAATTGGCAACGGTGCTCGGAACCCAGCTGAAAAATGGTGGGACATCTATTGACCAATTGGCCGATAAGACTAACGGCTTGATCGGCTTGGGTGCGGACCTGGCCAGCATGTTTGGTGGGACCACGCCTGAAGCTGTCGCTGCCCTGTCCTCTGCCCTGAAGGGCGAACGGGATCCTATCGAGCGTTACGGTGTTTCGCTGAAGCAGGCGCAGATCGACGCGAAAGCAGCTGAACTGGGTTTCGTGAAAGTTGGTGGCTCGCTGTCTAACGAGGCTAACCAGGCGGCAACATTGGCCTTGATTATGGAGCAGACAGCGGATGCGCACGGGAACTTTGCGAAAGAGACTGGCACCCTGGCAGGCCAGCAGGCTATCCTCTCTGCTCAATGGGGTAACTTCACCACGTCGATAGGCAAGGCGTTCCTGCCAATCCTCACCAAGGTAATGAGCGTCCTCACTGGTAGTCTGATGCCTGCGCTTCGCGATTTTGGCAACTTTATTAGCGAATCGCTCGCGCAGTTTATGGGCAGTGGAGATGGAGCAATCAGCCAGTTTGCCACATCCCTAAAGGGCCTGGCCGCTGGTGCTGTCCCGTTTGCCCAGCACCTGGTTAGCGCTATCGGCGACGCCGTCGCATTCGTCGGTCGGATCATCTCCGCAATCGCCCCTGTCGTCTCAGCTGCAATCAACGGCATCATGCCCCACCTATCAGCCATGGGTAGCAAACTAGCAGAGCTATGGAACGCCTTCACTAGTGTTGTCAATATCGTTGTCCAGTGGCTCACGCCAGCGATTCAGGGCATGGCCCCTGTCTTTCAAAATATCTTCAACACGATCGGCGCTGTCATTACCGATGTTTTCGGCGTGTTCACAGGTGTTTTTAACGCACTCAAGGCCCTGTTTACCGGCGATTGGCAGGGTCTCTGGAACGCATCTAAAGACATTTTCAGCAACATCTGGAACCTAGTAAAAGACATCCTCACCGGCGCATTCAACCACATTAAAAACATTGTTCTAAGCCTCGGTAATGCGGTTAAAGATCTTTTCGGCAACGCCTGGAACGCGGTTGTGAGCATCGTATCTAGCGCTGGTAGCCGCGTCATTGACGCGGTTGCGAGCCTGCCTGGCCGCGTGCTCTCAGCCCTGGGAAACATCGGTAGCTACTTGTGGCAGGCCGGTAGTGACATGATCCAAGGTTTCATCAACGGCATCCGCAACATGGGTGGGATGTTGTGGGATGCTGTCACCGGTATCGTGAAGAACGCTATTAACGGCTTGAAATCGTTCCTGGGTATCGCGTCGCCTTCACGCCTTATGCGTCAATTTGGTGTGTTTACTGGTCAGGGCTTTATTGACGGCCTGGGAATGATGAAGCAAGGCGCTGCAGACGCGATGCAGGATCTAGTGTCTATTCCCGCCGCGCCTGATCTGACAGCGAACGTGAACGGCATGGCAGGCTCACATCACACAGCGGTTTACAACATCACGATTAACGGTGTCCTGGATGGTGACGATGCTGCCAGGAAGATTCAGGAGCTCTTGCAACGGCAGTCCTACCGCATGGGCACGGTGACGGTATGACCATTGCAAACTGCACCCTATCTATCGCAGGCCGTCGCCTGACTGGATCGACAACGCCCGCCGCCCTGGATGAAGTCAAAATCACCTGGGGACGAAAAGACTCGGTGTCTCAACCGTCGCCCTCGACCGCTACCTGTAGGATCCTCCTACCTGAAGACCCCGCCGCCCTGGCAGACATGTATTCAATTGGCCGTGCTGTCGAGATCAGTTCGACCGTGAAGGTGTGGAGTCAGGGCCAGGCGCGGCCTTTGGCTCTGCAGCACGCGGCTGTTGACGGTGCAACCTCTGCCCTGGCGTGGACACCCCCACCCGACGTTAACCGCATCCTGGCCGTCATTCCGCCCGCGCGGCCTACGTCGACTATTGGTGCTTGGGATGAGATACCAACCTGTAGCGATGGGCAGACCTGGTCCTGCCAGGTCACGCTATCTATGCCTGAAAGCCCGGCATACGTCGAAATTAGGCCTGCCTATTACCAGTCGCCCAGCGCTTACCCTTACCTTGGTGAGATTATCGCCTGGACCGAAGACCCCGCTGCCCGCGCCCTGGTTGGATCCTGGACCCCGCCCGCCCGCCTGGCAGGTTACTGGATCGGTCTTGCTGTCATCGCTCAGCCTGTAGGCAAGCAATGGGACCTGGAACCCGCGCCCTGGTCTAGCCAGGCCCAAGCCTGGCAAGCCCTCAACCGGCTAACTGTCACAGCTGCCACTGTCACCCCGCCCAGGCAGGCAGACAGCATCGAATGCAACGTTTTTACGGGATCAATTACTGACACCTCGATTAGTTTGGATCCGGCCCTGGATCGACCTGTCATGACGATTACCGCCTCGGATATTCTCGCTGACCTGGCACATCGGCGTATTGGCTCTGATCCCTGGCCTACGCACACGCTGGCCCAGCGTGTAAATGCGATTATCCGAGAGCTTGGGACGAATGTGCGCACTGAAATTGATCCTGGCCCAGGCGCACGAAAGCTCGCCTGGAAGGATGTCGACAGCCAGCCTGCCTCTGGCCTGCTCACCTCTAGCGCAACCAGTGCTAGTGCGATTCTCTGGGCAAGCTCGCACAGGACGACCGGCCCCTACTTGCGTTTCGAGGATCCCTCGCTGCGCACTGCCCTGGGCAGGCTCGGTTTCGATGGAACCAAGGTCACGATTACTGCCTCTCAGCCGTCCTCGACGATTAGCGCAGCTGCAATCCTGCGCAGCGGGGTAACCGTGGACAGGGATAACGCAGACGCTGCGTCTGTTGCACGTTTGTCCTGGCAGGAACCAGGCGTGAATGAAAAGGGCGAACGGATCCTAACCGAGCGCACGATTGTCATTAAAGACGAGGATGCTATTGCCAGGATCGGATATCGGGATATCTCGATTACGACTGACCTGGTAGACCGGAAGGACGCTGAAGCAGCCGCATCAGCCTTCTATCGCTCGCACCTGCCTGGATCCTACACGCTGCCCAGTCTCACCGTAGATATGTCTATTAGATCCTCGCTGATTGACAGGAAGACGCTCGCAGCGATGCTCGACGCTACAAGGCGCATGGGCCTACCCATCCGGCTAACCGACCTGCCCAGGTGGATGGCCGTGCCAGCGTCTCTCACCGCTTACCTGGACGGCGCTACCTATACCTATAAAAAAGGCCGGTGGGTAATGAACCTCTGCCTAACCAGGTCCGAGACCACAGGCCAGGGCCTCACCTGGCAACAGCTACCAGCCGCTCTGAAATGGTCCCAGTCCCAGCCGCTCACCTGGGCAATCACTTCCTCGCTAACCGCCTAGAAAGGTAAACCTATGCCTGCAACAACACCAACCCTAAAGATCCCCTATCCGCTCGATTCAGACCCCCTGCGTTCCTTCCCGCAAGTAGCTAAGGACGCGGCAACGATCCTGGACAGCGCGTCTACTATCAAGACAGCGACGCTGCCCCTGTTCGATGGAGCGTGGCGCTACGATCCCGAGGGCGGCCTGGTCCGTACTATCAACGGGACGAATCATCTCAGTATCTCGATTGTTCGCACAGGCGGTTCATTCCACATGGATGCAGGCGGAATTATCGACATTTTCCGTATCAACAACACCGTGAAGGTGCCCAGTACCCGTGAGTGGGTAATGGTTGGCACTCTCTTTGGCCCAGGTATTTGGCCTATGCCCATTTTCCTAAACGCGGGCCTGGTGCGCGTGCTTTGCTATGGCCCTGTGGATATTCAGGCCAATGGTACGTATCGTGGATTGGCGGTCTGGGTAGCATGACACACATTGATTTTAGGCAGTGCTGGAACTACAGCCAGGACCGCGAGGGCCTAGAGCCTGACAGGATCGTGATTCACCACTGGGGATCAGATGGCCAGTCACATGATGGTGTAGTTGACTTTTTCACCCGTGGCCCTGGATCCGGCACATCAGCTCATTACGTTGTTTCAGGCGGCAGGATCACGCAGATCTGTCATGACTATGACACTGCCTACCATGCCGGGAATTGGCAGAT